GAAGCCATTCAATGCACGCAAGGCGATTACTTGCGCGTCTGCCAGCGACACCGCGTTGTATTTGATCGCCAACAGCGCGCGTTTGAATCGCAGCGCCCACGGGTCCGGCTCGTCCGTGTCTTGCTGCGCAGGCTCTGCCTCCGGGGTCGGGGGAGTGGAGAGGGCGACATAGCGCGCCAAATCTTCGCGAGTCAGCTGGAAGACATTGCTGGCGACCTGCAAGCCGCCAACCTCTTCAACCATGCGGCTGATCTCGTCCTGCTCGAACGGCTCTGTGGCTCTCAAAGGCGCCGAAGGATCGACCATAAGATCCCCCTCGGGATCGCTCTCGATGTCTCGCGGGTCGCGCGGCTTCCCGGTGTATGGGTTGTGCGTCACGATGCGCGCCGAGTTGAACTCGATGACGTTCTGCTCTCCGCACTTGCTGCAGCGAATGCGCTCATGTCTTCGGTCCCTCCCATACTTCGACGATGCGCAGGCCGCGCGAGCCGGCAGACTTCTGGATGTTCTCGGCCGTGCGCCGCGCGCCGCGCTCATCGCTCAGAAGCTCGCCAGACATGATGATTTCGCCGCCGCGCGGTGGCAGCAAGCGCAGATGCACGATGCCCAACTTGTTGCGGACAATGGCGATGCGGTATTGATTCTTCGGCATGGCTTTCTCTCAAGTGAAAAAGGCCGGCGGCCTGCGATTGTGCGCAAACTCACTGGCCGGTGTTGTGACAAGTTAGAACCGTAGTACTCAGGGCATCATGGGCGAGGCCGGGCCGGTGGCCACCGGGCGCATGGCCTCGGCCGCGGCGCGCTGCTGCGCCTTCAAGTCCTGGCAGGTCTTCGTATCGGCGTTCGCCTCGATCTTGCAGGCGACGTGCCGGCGGTCAACGACGGTGAACGCGCCATTGCCGGCCCGGATCTGGCCGTCGAGCGCCATCATCGCGGCGCAGTCGCCTTCCTTCCAGAGCGGAATGCCGGACGCGACGCCCGAGCCTCCCGTGCTGCTGGCGCCGAGCGCGATGGTGCGGCGGCAATCGAGGATGGGCGCAGTCGGGGTGCCGACACTGACGGACGGCGCCGAGCGCTCGAAGACGACAGCGCCGCCGAGGCGCGCGCCGCTCAGGTCCACATTGCCGCCCTCTGCCGCGGATGCCCCGCCGGCCGCATTGGCGGCGCTCTGAGCGCTTCCGCCGGCTCCGCCCATGCCACCATGGCCTCCAGCGCCTCCGGCGCCTCCTGCGGCGTTTGCGACGCCCACGCCCACGCCGAGCGCTGCGGCCGCGGCGGATGCCTGCGCGCTGCTGGCGCTGGTGCTGCTGGGCGCCGGGGTGGTGGGCGTGCTGCCGCCGCATCCGTTGGTCTGCTGGCCCACGCCGCATCCGCCGTGGCCGCCGCCGTTGTTGCCGGGCTGGGTGGCGCTGGCGCTGGCCGCCGCAAAGACTGCGAGCGCGAAGAGGGTAGCGCGTGCAAAAGATCGATTCATGGTTGAAAATTCCTGCGTTGGTTGTGGAAATGGTGAAGAGATAGCCCCGGGCGGTGCATGCCTCCCGGGGCTGTTTTCATTGTGCGGGCGGCGCCTGGTCGGTGAACAGTTCTTCCGCCGTCTTGGCCGGCTGTTCCGTGGAATCGTTCACGCTTTGGCCATTCGGAAACGGCCATGCGGGGTCGTTCTTCGGGTCGATGGGCTTCTGCTTGTCGTCGGCGGGCTCGGCCGGCGTGAGCGTCAGGGTGATGTCATGGCCCTGCATCAACGACAACTTCCCGATGACTTTCTCATTGACGTCTGTGGTCGAGAGGTTGAACCGGATTTCAACGCTCCCGCCTTCGATCAGCGATTCGATGTAGACCTTCGACACCTTGATCGCGCCGAGCACCATGTCGGCCTTCCCGCTGGCCCCGTAGGCGATCCGCGCCGTGTGTCCGACCCATTCCCGTTCGTACTTCATCGGCGTGCGCAGCAGAGGAAAGCGCACGCTTGGCAGATCGTCGACCGGCAGGGACAGCTCGCCCGGCTGCTCGGTGATCGGCTTGAACAAGTGCCGGCGCAGGTCGGGATTCAGCATGTCCAGCAGGGCATTCCCGCCGGTCACGCTGATAGCGAGGTCCATCGCTGGCACGTCTTCATCGCCGCGCTTTTCCATGCGGGTTTGGACGTTGCGCAACTTGACGTCGCGCGGTTCGGGAAACTGGATCATTAGGAGCCTTTCAGAGAGAGTGAGGGGGGATTACGCTTTGTCCCCGAAGCGCTCATTGAAGAACGCCGCGAGGTCTTTGCGTTGGTCATCGGGCAGTGCGCGCCCGAGGTCGAGCACTTCGGCGGCGCTCGTGATGTTGGATGCCTTGGCCAGCATGTCGCGGAGCTGGGCGTAGGTCGGGCCGGTGACTTCCGGTTTTGCCTTGTCCTTCGAGGGCTCGGCCTTGGCCTTGGCGTCCGTGATTTCGCCGGTTTCCTGGTCGATCGATCCAGCATCGGGCGCCGTGTCGATGGTCACAAAATCGCCGTCGATGATCGCGCCGCGGCCTTGGTCGGCGGCATCGGACACTGCGACAGCATTCGCAATCTCGATGCTCTGCGGCATGTACTTGAGCACCTGCAGCAATGCCACCTTGCGGCCGTACATTTCGAAGTTGTTTTCGCCTTTCGTCGCGTAGTGGCGGCCTCCGAGTTTGTTGTACTGGGCAAGGTGGCGATCGACCTTCTTTCGCGTCCAGACTTCGATAACCGGCATCTCTGCATCGCGCACGCGGCCGATCGCGTAAACGTGGGTCCACTCGCCTTCGCCGTCGCCGCTGGGCTTGTGGCGGCAGTACGGCGCATCGCCGAGCTGATAGTCGAATTCATCGCCGGGCATGACAACGCCCGTCCAGACGGTGGCGCGGCCCGCGCGGCTGACCAGATCCACCAGACCTTTCCAGCCGGGGACAAAGGTGCAAGTCTGCTTGTAGGGAATCAAGTAGCCTTGCCCGTTCACGCCCGGTTCGAGGCCGAGCTGCGCCGCGGTCATGATCGAAGCGGCGATGCTGTTGTGCGTGCATTGCTGCAGGTCGGGATTGCTGCTGAACGCGGTCAGCGCAAGGCGCGCCATCCGGTCGGAGTTCAGATGCTTCGGGATGGCGAGCGCGAGCTGCGGTTTCAGCCGGTCGAGGAATTGCGAGAAAGCCGCAACGGGGTTCACGGCTACTTGCGTGCCGGTGGCCTGGCGGAGTCGGTCGGGTGTGCTCATTATTTGGCTTTCGAAAGGCGCAGGACGCGCATGGGGTTGGAAACTGTGAATCGCTCGGCAATGTCGGGGTGCTCTTCCTTCAATGCCTTCGAGTCGAGTCGGTTCTGCATCTGCGCCTTCCATGTGGCGATCTGCGCGCCGTTGTAGGTCAGCAGTGCATTCGGGCTGATGTACTCGCCGATGTCGAATGTCAGGACGCTTTCATGCTCTTCCAGATCTTTAATGCGCTTCTTGATCTCGCGCAGTTGGGCGACCTTTTCGGCGATGCCATCGGTTGCCTCGATGGCCTGGCCATTGTCGAGCGGGAACATCAACTTGATGTCGCTGAACGTGATAGGGTCCGGCGCGGTGCGCGTTTCGACGCAGTGCCAGAAGAGCGCGCACTTCTCGCGCATGGCCTGTATCACCTGGTCATCGCGCAGCGTCCAAAAAATGTCGACGTCATCGAACGAGCGCAGCGCCGCGACGAGGCAGTAATTCCGGCCGGTGAGCCCGAGCCCGTGCATGAATTGCGTTGCGTACTCGATAGGCACGTCTTCGCTGTCCATTTCGCCCCATTTCTTGCGGGCGAAGCCGGTGACGCTCTTCGCGTCGCAGTTGATGTGCTCGCGCTCGAGGAAATGCACCTTCTCGCCGATAGTGAGCTCGCCGGTCAGCACCAGCTCGAAGTCGATTTCAGCGCGCAGGAACGGCATGGCTTCATCCGTGTAGCGGCGGTTTGTTTCGACGTGCTGGACGTCGAGCCCCATGTCTTGCAGCTTCGTGATGGCCATTTCCCGGATGAACGGCTCCAGCTTGTGCCCACGGTCGAAGATGCGCTGCTGCTCGCGCGAGATTGGCCGCGGCGCGCGCTGTTTGGTCTTGTCGAGCCACAGCTCGAGCGGCGTGGCCCAAGGGGAAAGCCCCATGACGGCGGCGACGTCACTGCCGCCGAGGAATGTGGAACGGTCGTGCTCGGTCATTGCTTGTCCACTTCTTCGCAGAGGGAGTCGAAACAGCCTTCGCACATGCCGATGATCTGCGTATCACGCGCGCCGGCCATGCTGTAGACGTTGGCGCCCTCTTCCTTCGTGCCGAAGATGAAGGGCTGCTTGCAGTCGACGCACGCCGACTTGTAGGGGCCGAGGTTGGTGCGCGCTTGGCGCTGGGCCTCCGCTTGGAGTTCGGCGGCGGTGTTCATGCTGCCTCGCCTTCCTTGATGGCGGCGCGCAGTTCGGCCTCGGCCGCCGGCCACTGCTCGGCCTGCTGCGCAAAGCCGCCGTGCGAATCGATGATGGCGCAGCACGCTTGCGCCGCGGCCAGTAGGCGCGGGCCGGCCTTCTGAGCGGCGGCCAGCTTGCGGGCGGCCTTGGCGCGCTTTGCCTCTTCCTTGGCGATGCGCTCTTCCTCGGCGATGCGCGCGGCCTCGGCCGCCTTGCGCTCTTCCTCGGCCTTCGCCGCGGCGGCGGCGCGCTGGGCTGCTGCTTCATCGTCCAGCCGCTTGCGCTCGGCCGCGGCCTTGGCGTCTTCCTCGGCGCGGCGCGCATCGTCGAGCCGCTTCTGCTCGGCCCTGATGGCGTCTTCGCGCTTGCGGATTTCGGCCTCGCGCGCTTCGCGGGCCTCGCGCTCCTGGCGTTCGCGCTCTTCCTGCTCGCGTCTGGCCTGTGCCTGCAGCTTCTCGAATTCGGCGCGCTCATCGGCCAGCTTCGCGGCCTGGCGGGCGTTCTCTTCGGCCTGGCGCTTCTGCTCGGCATCGGCGCGCTCGCGGTCGAGTTGTTTTGCGTGCATACCGCGCAGATCGGATAGCGCGCGATCGCGTGCCGTGCATGCATCGTCCAAAAGCTCGGCGAAGCCTTCGAAGTTGTATTTCGTCTCGGACAGGCTGTCGATCGCTTCGGCCAGGGCCGCCGCCGACTGCCCGAACATGCGCGCCGGGCGGCTGGTGAACTCCAACGCGATCCGGTCGCGAATCGCCTGCACGCGTGCTTCCTCGCGCGCCTTGGCCTCCGCCTTGATGGCTTCTTGCCGCTCGGTTTCGACCTTGATCTGCGCGTTGTAGTTGTCCTCGCCGACACGCAGGCGCTTCTCGATGCTCTCGGCGAACGTGTCGAGCTGGCGGCCGAGCGCCAGTATGGGCGCCTTCGCGACCTTGCGCGCCTTCTCCACCGACACGCGCGGGTCACGCCATGCGGCGCGCGCCTTGATGGCTTCCTTCATGCCGGCCGGCGTGGTCACGTCGATGACCAGATTGCTCGGGTGCTCGGCCTCGAGCTGGGCAATGCCGGCATTCAGCCGGTCGAACACGGCGATTTCCTGCGTCACTTTCTCGAGCGCAGTCGACAGGTCCAGCGGCTGCGGGCTGTCGGGGATGGTGGTCTGCTCGGTCATTTTTCTCCTTCGGTGGTGGTGGTTGAATGGGCTTCCAAACGGGCGATGCGCTCGCGCAGCATGCGCGCCATCGCCTGATTGAATTCCGCGGCGGCCTCGTGTTCCAGAAGCTTCATGCGCGCTTCCTTGAGCTGTTCGGCCGCCAGCTTGGCGGGTGTGGTGGGGGCGAAGATGCTCACGGCCGCAGCGCTCCGACAGCCTGCAGAAGCATCGCGACGAAGATCGCCACAAGCACCAGCGCCAGCACGGCCGGGCGCGCCCACTTCACGCGCTCGCATGCCGGCGTGTGCGCTGCGCGGCGCGCGGCTCGCGCTTCCTCGGCGACGCGCTCATGCTGGGCGATGCGTTCCATGCGCAGTTTTGCCTCGATCAGCCGGCGCGCGGGCTGGAGCTCTTCGTAGATTTCCCGGTTGGCGCGGCCCGCCTCGGTCAAGAGCGCGTGCTGGTGCTCAAGGTCGCGGATCTTGTCATTCATGGCAGTTCCCCGATGAGGCCGGCAATTGCCTGCTCGATCGCCTTCAAGGTCGGTTCGACGTCGACGCCCGTCTTGATGATGTCGGGCGACTGCAGGATGGCGCGGGCCTGCAGCAATGCGGATTGCATCGCGCCAGCGTGCGGAGTGGCGGCGCGTAGGGCATCGAGGTAGCGCTCGCGGTCGCTGTGGCCGACCGGAACGCCTTGCAGGTTCGCGATGTGCGCGGCGTTGGGCGTCGACAGCACGCGGGCCGTCTTGCGGTCCATGTGCGGCATCATCTTCGATGCGCTTTGGTCGGTCAGCACGAAGCCGGCGGCAACGGCCTCGGCCGGCACGGTGAAGGCAACAAGCCAAGTGAAGGGCTGGGACATAAAAACTCCTGTGGTGGTGGTGAAAAATGGCGGGCGCTCAGGCACTCCCGGTGGCCTTGGCGATAGCGGCGCGCTCGGCCAGCAACAGATAGAGCCACATCGCATGGCTATTCGCCCCGGCCCTTTCAGCCAAAGCGCGGGCATAGGACCGCTGACCCTCGGCAAAACGTGCGCCCACGGACAGGGCCTGTAGTTGCGCCCTAGTCCACGGCCCCGGCGTGTGCTGCGCGCTCATGCCTGCTCCGCGTAGTCGCCGAAGTACTCGCGCTCTTCGTCGCGGCGCTGCTCGCGCAGGTCGCGCTCTTCGACCTCGCGGACCGTTTCGCGCTGGGTCAGCGCGTCGGCGACCTCGCCGCGCACGTAGCTGGAAATCCCGCAACGGGCTTCCATGTCGTCGATCATGTCGATTGCTTCGTCGTAGCGCTCCGGGTCTTGCAGGCACTCGATCTGCTCAGGGTTCAGGCCTTCACCATAGAGCCGGCTGACCTCGGCATTCAGTAGCGCGATGATGGTTTGCATGGTGCTCTCTTCGTGTGGTTTGGTTGTCGATGTGGCGATTCTGTCGTTTCGTCAACCGGACGTCAACTATCTACGTCAACATATTTTTGTTGACATGGATTTACGGAACGCGCGATGATGCGCCCCATGACTAAATCTCAAGCAACCAAACTACTCGGGGGCAGCGGTGCGGAAGCGGCGCGCGCCCTCGGCATCAGCCGTCAGGCTTTCCACAAGTGGCCGCGCAAGCTCCGGCCCAAGGCCGAGCGCAAAGTGCTGGCCGCGCTGGAGCGGATTAAGGCGCCCGTGCAGGTGGCAGCATGAGCAAGCGATCGACACCCGCGCCCGTCGTCGACCTCGGGCCGGCATTCTGGCCCGATGGCGTCGAGCGCTCGCGCGATAACTGTTTCTGTACGCCCTACGGTGTGCCGGTCGACGGCGGCGAGCTCGAGGCGCATACCCGGGCCCGTGCCAGGGCAACGCGCGAGCGCAACAAGCGCCAGGCCGAGGGCCGCGACAACTCCACGATCGTCGGTCTGTCCCGGAAGGCCGACAAGGCGATCAGGCGCCAGAAGCGAGCGGCGAAGAAGTGAAAAAAGTTGCGGTGCTGTTCGCTCGTGCGGACAGCGTTTACAAGACCATGCCCGGCTGCGATGTGTACGACATCGACCGCGACGCGCGAACGTGGCCGGGCGGCGCCCCGGTGGTGGCGCATCCGCCCTGCCGGGCGTGGTCAAGTCTGCGGCACATGGCGAAGCCCCGGCCCGACGAAAAGGCGCTGGCGCCCTGGGCGCTCGAGCAAGTGCGCCGCTTCGGGGGCGTCCTCGAGCATCCGCGCAGTTCGTTGCTGTGGCAGGGGATGCCGAAGCCTGGCGTTAGGGACGAGTTCGGTGGATGGCTCCTGCCGATCCATCAGCACTGGTGGGGGCACCGCGCAGAGAAACCGACCTGCCTCTACATCGCCGGCATCGGTCCGCGCGAGATACCCGACATGCCGATGAGCTTCGACATGGTGACTCACAAGACCGTGAGCTGGGCCGGCTTTCGCAAGGGCATGCCTGGTTGGCGCGGCGAGGTCAACAAGAAGGAGCGCGAGCGCACGCCGCCCGCGCTGGCCGAGTGGCTCGTCGACCTGGCGCGGAGGTGCGCGCCGTGAACTACTACGAGCACCATCTCGGCGATTATCTAAAGCGCACGATCAAGCTTTCGATGATCGAAGATGGGGCGTATCGACGGCTGCTGGATCACTACTACATCGAGGAATCGCCGATCCCTGCCGGCGATGTTTTCAAGGCAGCGCGGGCACAGTCACGGCACGAAAAAGAGGCTGTGAGGGCAGTGCTCAACGCGTTTTTTCGTGAAGAGTCAGGGACATGGCGGCATGACCGTGCAGACGAAGAAATTGCACGCTTTCGCAAGAAGTCAGCGGCGGCGCAAGCATCAGCAAATGCGCGCTGGGCAAAGGAAAAATCAGAAGTGGACGCTAACGGCGAGTCTTCTGCTAGCACTGCAAACGCACATGCGAACGCATCGGGCGATGCTATGCGAACGCATAGCGATGGCAATGCACCCCAGTCACCAGTAACCAGTAACCATAAAGACAAAGACAAGCTATCGCTTGTCTGTGCTCAACCTGCGGCCGAGCACGACGACGAAGGCGGCGAAGCTGACCTGCTCGGGCACCACGTCAACGGCCACCGCGGGCCGCCGGAATGCCCGCACATCGAAGTCCTGGGGCTGTGGGCAGAGGTCATGCCGGATCAGGTCCAGCACGATCGCGAGCGCTGGAAGGGCAAGCGGGCCGACCATCTGCGCGCCCGGTGGCGCGAAACCGCGGTTGCGAAGGGCTGGGCGTCGCAGGCCGAGGGCATCGCGTACATGCGAAAGTTTTTCATGTGGTGCCGGCGCTCGCCGTTCCTCATGGGCAAGGTGCCGCCGCGGCCAGGGCACCGGCAATTCGAGCTCGAGCTGGCATGGCTTGTGAACCCTGAAAACTGGACGAAGACCCACGAGGGCAAATACCACTCCGAAGGATGACCCATGGCAACGCGAAAGAGCTTCAACGAAACCGCGGCGGATGCGCCGCAAGACACGACGGTCAAGCGCATGCGCTACCCGTGCGCAGCTCACCAGTGCCCGATGGCTGGTGTTGTGTTCCTCGGCAATGACGGCGTGTGCGGCTACCACGCACGCGAGCCCGGCAATGACTGGCCCACGATCACGCAGGCGCTCAAGGATTGGGAGTGCGTCACGCGCGCCATCAATGCCGGCCGGCGTGTGCTCACAGACCCGCTCACATGCGTTGACGGCAAGGCGCATCGCGAGACGCTGGCGCGCGAATGGGAAGCGATGATCCCCGCGGTGCAGGGCTCGGGCTGGAAAGTGCGCCTGGAGCCCGGAAAACGCGACCTGGGCGCGTGGCTGTGGCTGCTTGAGCGCTTCCTTCAAGCCCGCGTGAAGGAGCGGCAGAGCGGCGGCGGATCGATCGATGAGACGAAGCCAACCGCGTTTGCGGCCGAGGTACTCGCAGGCCTTCGCGGCGCGCCCAAGGGCAATGCGGCCGACAACTGGGGCGAGTGATGCGCGACCTTCGCATTCGGCGGCCTGACCCCGACGAGACTCCGCTCTCCGAGGCCGAGCAATGGGTCGCGATCTGGAACGGATTTTTACCAACGGCGTATGAGGCGCCATCAACCAAGCGAGAGGACAAAAACCATGAACTGCAAACCGGGCGAACTGTGCCGGATCATTTCAACGCCGGAGACTGAAAAAGTCGGCACTGTCGGGCATTTCGTGACGGTGCGTGAGGCGTCGCTCCTGAGGCCGCATATCTGGCGTGAGGCGCGGATCTTCTGGACCTTTGACGGGCCGTTCTTCGCCTGCGGCTGCGGCTGCGGTAAGCCAATCGACTTGATCGCCGATGATGTCTTGAGGCCGCTGCGCGATCCTGGCGACGATGTGAAGAGCGAGGACGTGCGCGACCTTCCGGCCGACGCGAAGCAAACCAGCGGCGAGGCCTGGGTGTGATCTACGTTGGAATCGACCCGGGTCTTACCGGTGCCGTCGCCTTCATCAACACGGCCGGCGGCGCCGTCGCCATCGAAGACATCCCGACGCGCGACGTCACCGGCGGCGCTGTGGTGCGCAAGCGCGTAGACGGCCTCGAGCTGGCGCGCATGCTGCGCCGGCACTGCCCGGCCGATCAGCTCGCGGTCGTGACGCTCGAGGCGGTGCATGCGATCGCCGGCAAGCGCGAGGGCCAGGGCGGCATGCAGCAGATGGGGTCGCTCGAACGCACGTCAGGCGCAATCGAGGCGGTGCTCGAAGTGCTGCGCATGCCGTTCGTCGCGGTCTATCCGCAGAGCTGGAAGCGGCTTTACGACCTGTCGAAAGACAAGAACGCGGCGCGGCAAATGGCGTGCCGGCTTTACCCTGACGCGCAAGGGCTGTTGGCCCGCGTGCGTGACCACAATCGAGCCGAGGCTCTGCTGCTTGCCCACTATGGGCTGACGAAAGGCGAACAATGAAAGACCGCCGTGGGTCCGCTGCAATGAGCGTCGACCTCTTCACTCCACAACCCGACGATCTGCCCAAGGTCGGGCCCGCGCCGCTGGTCTTCTGTGGCCAGTGCAAGCACCACGACATAACGCCTGATCTGCACGGCTACGGGCTTTGCAATGCGCGGCCGGTGGAAGTGCGGCGCGCGCATTGGACCTCGGCCGAGAACGTGTGTCGTACCGGCAAGTTCGAAGCGAAGGCGCGGCCGTGACACTGGTTTGCAGACCAGTCGGCCGAGGCAACTGGCATCCCGTGCGCGTGACTTTTTGCACGCATGCGGACTTCTTCGCTTTCCGTGTTGGGCAGCGATTCACCCTCGGCACGATAACCTATCGCATCGCCGAAATTAACCCGTGAGAGGACACAACTGCATGACGCATTACCGTACCCTGGGAGTCGAAGAAAACGCGACCCCGGAAGAAATCAAAGCGGCATTCCGCCGCGCCGCAGCTCGCGCGCATCCCGATCGGCATGGCGGCGATGACAAGGCAATGGCCGCGATCAATGTCGCCTATGCGGTGCTGAGCGATGCAGCCAAGCGCAAGCGCTACGATGCCGCCGGCATGGTCGATGGCCTGACGCGCGAGGAAATGGCTGAGACGATGCTCTCGCAACTCTTCGAGCGCGCCGTCGACAGTGCCGACGATGTGCTCGCATTCGCGCTGTCGAAGTTCCAAGCATTCCGCGATGACGTGGCCGAGAAAAAGCGCAACAACGCGGTGCGCCTAGAGCGGATGCGCAAGCAGGCCGGCAAGATCAAGCGCAAGCAGGGTAAGAACTTGGTCGAAGCCATCATTCAGCGCAAGATTGCCGCCATCGAGCTCGACCTGCTGCACATCGCCGAGGCCGAGGCGGTGCATGAGATCGCCGCGGAAATGCTCGCCTCCTACGAGGGCCCGCCGCCACCGCGGCCAGCTCCTGCCGATCTGACCATGGCGCAACTAGCCGCGCGCGCGTTCCAAAGCGCTGCGCGCTTCGGTCGCTAACCCGTTCCCTTCAACCCTCAACCTCAACGCGAGAAAACCATGAAACGCAACTCCGATCCCGATTCTTCATTCATGCGCTTCGACTCATTCGTCGACCGCACTCTGCGCGTGCTGCGCATCCTGGCCGGCATCGCCGCCGCGGTCATCGTCGGCATCATCCTTGCCGCGCTGTCCGGCTGTGGTGGTGGCGGCGGCGGCGGTGGTGGTGGTGGCTTCGCGATTGCTGCGCCTGCACCAGCGCCAGCGGCCGAGCCTGCGCCGCCTCCGGCCGAAGTGGAAAAGCCCGTGTGCTCGGTCGATCTGTTCGGCGACTCGATCACGGTGGGGGCCAGCTTTTCGAAAGGCAACCTGGCGGTGCCGATCGCGCAGCGCATGCGCCTCGATCGCGCCGGCTGGATCGTCACCGACTACAGCCAAAGCGGGCAGTCCGCCGCGTGGCTGGCGCCTTCATTCCCGAACATGAACCGCACCGGCCGCGCCGTCGTGCTGGCGCTGGGTACCAATGACTTCACGCTCGACGCGAGCCCGGCCGAGCCTCTGCGAAAGATGGCCGACTACGCCAAAGCCGAGGGCCGCCGCGTCATCATCGCCGGCATCCCCGCGATGCAACACACGCGCCTCGCGGAGTTCAATGCCGACGAACTGCGCATTGCCGGCGAAGTTGGCGCGACGTGGGCAGGCTGGCCCGATGTCGACCATGAAACCGTCGACGGCGTGCACCCAACGCAAGCCATGAGCGATGCGCTGGCGGCGAAGCTGATCGCGGCTGTCGAAGCCGCTCTGCCGGAGTGCAAGCAATGAGGCCGTACTGCATCGAACTTCCGAACATCCTGCCGCCTTGGGCGAGTGGGGATAGGAAATCAAAGACGCGGCACGTGTGGATTGACCTCGACCACGTGCAGTTAATCGAATACGAAATGCATAGCGCAGAGGTTAAATTGCCATTGAAGTTACGCGAGCTCCATCCCGAGTCGGATGGCATCATGACTCATTCGCTGATGTTCACTCTCACGCTGGCGTTTCATGACGATCCGATGGTGCTGCATGGCTTCGAGTATCGGGCCGGGCCGTCGTCGCTCGGGCTGGTAGCCGAGAGACTGCTCGCTGTGTGGGGGATGACGTCGTGACTGATGTGTGGCATGGCGTCTATGGCGTCTATCCGATCCCCGACAAGTTTCGCGCGCTGCTGCTCGAGCAGTCGACGCCGACGAAGCGCTATCCAGCGCTGCGCGAGCTGGGTGAGTTCTACCACTGGGTTCACAGCGAAGAGTGCCGCGAGTGCGCGAAGATCGTCGGCATGAACAGGCGTCGTCAACAGCAAAAGGAGAATCGGCAGTGACAATTTCCGGCATTCAAAATGATCTTCCCGTGTCCATCTGCACGAACGTAGGCGAGGCCATTCGCAATGGCTTTTTCTATCGCCCCCCGGTCTATAAGCCGGTGCGAATTGAGCGCGCTGTGATCGTGAAAGGCGGCACAGAATCGGGCGCCTCTACCGTCGACCTAATTTTTGTCGATGAGTCGGGACAAAAGCATGTCTGCATGCTGACGATGAAGCTCTTCAAAGTGCTTGTTGCGGCTGACGTCGCAGGCTATTGAAAAACCGCGCCGGCCGGCCGCCGGCAACTCTGAGAGAAAGCGAAGCAATGAACATCATTCCAACCATCGGCCGAATCATGTGGTTCCACCGCTCGGGCATCGAGGGCGTGTGCATGGATGCGGGCCAACCCATGGCAGCAATCGTCGCCTGCGTCCACAACGGCGGCCGCTCTGTGACGGCGCAGGTCATCGATCACACGGGCCATTCGTTCAGCGTGAATTCGGTGCGCGTGCGCCAGGACGGCGACCCCGACGACAGCCGGCCCTACGTGGCATGGATGCCGTATCAGGTCGGCCAGGCGAAGGCGCAGGCCGCGCAGGCTGACCCGCAGGGCGCCGGCATGCAGGCTGTTGCGGCTATGGCCGCGGGGGCGAGCAATGGCTAAGGGCTGGGAAATCCCTGTGAGCGGCGCGCTGGATATCGAGTCGGTCATGATGGCGCGGGCACAGCAGAAAGAGCGCGCCGCGCGTCCGTATCCGGTCGAAGCTGGCGAATGCGCGCAATCGCCTGTCCAAGCGGCTCGATCTCGGGCATCCGAGGCAATCGAGGACTGCTACCGCACGGCGCACAATCTGCGCTCTCGGCTGGCGCTGGTGCTGTCCGAGGAAATCACGGACGACGGGAGCAAGCCAGGGCATCCGGTGAGCGGGAGCTGCGAGCTGCGGCAAAGCTTCGACAGCCTGGCGCAGCAGGCCGGCGCCGTGCATGAAGTGCTGGCCGACATCTTGCGCCGGCTCGAGGTCTAGCGCTACCATTGCGCCATCGGATACACCATAGGGGGCAACAAAGTCGAAGTCATGGAGCCGAGGCGCTGCGCAGGGTAGCCCGGCCGAGTCGTTGAATCGATCCCGCCTGCGTCGACTGCCCCCACTACGCTCGGCCGTGAAAAGCCCTTCGGAAGCCCCTTCGGGGGCTTTCGTCGTTCTGGCATCATCCACGCCATCGGGCCGGCCGCTGTGGGCCCATGTTCTCGCCCCGGTCGCGATCGCTGGGGTCTCCCTGATGTTGGGGGGAGTGGCACAGTGGAGATTGCGAAGCGCACGACCTGAGCAGTGCATCAGACGCCCGAGGCTGACGGTGCATCAAGGGGGCCCATCAAGCCCTGCACGCGCTATGCTCGGGGCCTTTCTCACAGCGTCGACAAGCCCTCAACGGAGCCCGACATCATGCGTTATCCACAGCTTTTCACCTTTCCTGCGCGCCTGCACACGCGCCCGGGCGCGCGCGCGACGCGCTCCGGTGGTTCTACTGCAACGCCTTTCGGCGATTCTAAGCACACGACACCCGAGGCCGCGAAATGACCGGCCGCAATCCCGAAGCACAGCTAAAGCTCGACGCCCTGGGCCTCGAGGCCTTCATCGACGAAATCCTCGACGGCAAGTCCTATCGCGACATCGCCAGGGAAATGGGCATCGGAATTTCAGCAATCGCGCGCTGGCTGTCCGTCGATTCAGAACGTTCCGCGCGCGTCAAAGCGGCGCTGACACAAACCGCGGTCAACTGCGACGACGAGGCGCTCGAAGTGCTCAGGGATAAGGAAATGGAACCCGCCCGCGCTCGCGAGATTGCTCATCATCTGCGGTGGCGTGCGCGGGTTCGCGATCCTCGGCAGTACGGGGAAAAGCTCGAAATCGACCAGAAAACCACGGTGGTCAACCTGTCGAATGAAGAGCTGGAGCGCGAGCTCGAGCGCATCCGCCAGGCGCGGGCTGCCGCGCTTCCTGACGCTGCGACCCTGGTGCCGGTGCGCGATCCCTGGGCAGACGATCCAGCGCCGCCGCAGGCCGAGGGATGACTGAGGTTCTGTCCTCCGGCAAGCTGCATGCGCTGCTGCTGCAGGAATTGGAGCTGGAGCGCGAGATAGAGCGCCGCCGGCTGGGCAATCGCCTCGCGACCTATCGGCCGTACCGCAAACAACGCGAGTTCCACGCCGCCGGCCGGACATATCGTGAGCGGCTGCTCAAGGCGGGCAATCAGCTCGGGAAGACCTGGTCGGCGGCCTACGAAACGGCGATGCACCTGACCGGCCGCTACCCGGACAAGTGGCCCGGCCGCGTGTTCGAACGTCCCGTGTCGGGCTGGGCGGCAGGCGTGACGAACGAGGTCACGCGCGATTCGCTGCAGCTCCTGCTTATGGGCAAGTGGGACAACTTCGGCACCGGCTCAATCCCGCGCGATGCGATCAAGGATTGGGCGAAGCGCTCCGGCGTTGACGATGCGGTGCAGACGGTCATCGTGCGCCACGGCGGCGGCGGCGACGTGCAGGCCGGCGAGTCGATACTCGGCATCAAGTCTTACGAGCAGGGCCGCGATCGTTTCCAGGCCGCCACGCTGGATTTTGTGTGGCTGGACGAAGAGCCCGAACTCGAGATTTACATGGAGTGCCTGACCAGGACCAACGCGACCGGCGGCATTGTTTACGTGACGTTCACGCCCCTGCAGGGCATGAGCGACACGGTGAAGCGCTTCCTCATCGACAAACCGCCGGGGACGCACGTCACAACGATGACGATCCACGATGCGGAGCACTACACGCCCGAGGAACGCGAAAAGATCATCGCCAGCTACCCTGCGCACGAGCGAGAAGCCCGGGTGAACGGCGTGCCGACCCTCGGCTCGGGCCGGATCTTCCCCGTGACGCGCGAGTCGATCGAGGTCGCGCCCTTCGCGCTGCCCGAGCACTGGCCACGCATCGGCGGGCTGGACTTCGGATGGACGCACCCGAGCGGCGCGGCTGAATTGGCGTGGGACCAAGAGCTCGACATCGTGTACGTGACGAAGTGCACACGGCAGAAAGAGGCCACGCCGCTCATGTTCGCCGCTCGGGTCAAGCCATGGGGCGGCGACTGGATGCCCTGGGCCTGGCCGGCTGACGGGCTGCAGAGGACGCAGGGCAACGAGGGCCGCGCGCTGCGCGATCGCTACGCCGAGCACGGCCTCAACATGCTGGACAAGCACGCGACCAACGCGCCCGAGGAAGGCAAGGAAGAGGGCAGCGGCGGGAATGGCGTCGATGCGCCTCTGCTGGAAATGCTCGACCGGATGCAAACCGGGCGCTTCAAGGTGTTTTCGAGCTGCGGCGACTGGTTCGAAGAATTCCTGATGTACCACCGCAAGGACGGCAAGATCGTGAAGATCGACGACGACACGATCGACGCGAGCCGCTATGCGTTCATGATGCTGCGCCACGCGGCCACGCGCCCGGCGCCTGCCAAAGCCATCAACTACCGCAACCGGATGCTGGCGTAGATAGCCGGCGGACGGGCCCGCGGCGCCCGGTCCTATCCCTGTTGGCGCCCGGTGCTGCACAATTCGCACCACGCCGGCACGGTGTCGGCGGGCATGCCAACCCCCGAAAGGACCGAAATGACCGCGAAACATGACAAGGCCGCCGAAGAGAAAGAGCCGGCGCCAATCTCCAAGGAACAACGTGACGCCGAGCTGGCCGACCTGGCCGCGCTCGAAGCCAAGATCGCCGAGCGCCGCCGGCAACTGGCTGCCACCGGCCTCGAATCGGTGCCGCAGAGCGAGTTTCACACGTGGCCGGACGGCTCCAGCGCTGTCGGCGTGCCGCCCTTCCCCGACGAAAGCCCGAAGCAACGCGCCGCGCGCCTGGCCCGCGAGCATGCTGTCGTGCATACCGACATGATCCCGCCGGGCATGAAGCGCTCCGGCGAGGCCGTTGTCGAAGGGGCCGCGGGCGAGACGCAATCCAGCTTCGTCGGACGCGTGGAAGAGCAAGTGCAGGCCGACGTGACGAGCGGCAAAGACCCGAGCACGCGCAACCCCACGACCTCGAGCGACAAGCCCGCGCTCGCGAACATGGTGACGGTCGACACCCTGGCGCAAAAGGTCATTCTCCCGGCCGACCCGACCGAAGAAGACCTGCAGAAGCTGGTCGCGCAGGTCAATCCGGACGTGGCCGCCACCGAGGAAGAGAAGATCGCGGCTGCGCTGCAGGTCATGCGCGAAACCAAGGGCCCGATCGTGGCCGACGAGCCTGGCGCCAAGAAGGACGAACCCGCCAGCAAGTCGAAGAAGTAACGCCACAACCCGAGGGGCCGAACAATGGCAAAAATGAGCGAGGAACGGCTCCTGTCGATGCTCCAAATGTTGGAGAACGATGCAGGGCAGTACGTGACGGGGCCGCTTCGGCTCTGGCGTGATCGGGCGGTGAAGGAGTACTTCCAACGCCCCTACGGCAACGAGGATCCAGGATGGAGCTCGATCGTCACAGGCGACGTGGCCGACACGATCGAATGGCTTCTGCCCGATCTGCTGGACTACTTCGTGTCCAACGATCAGGCGGTTGTGTTCGAGCCAACCCGCGCGAGCGAGGCCGATGGTGCCAAGCAGGCGACGGACGCCGCGAACCATGTTTTCTATCAGGAAAACAACGGGTTCATGATCCTCTACACGGCCTTCAAAGACGCGCTCATGGTCAAAAACTGCGCCGTGCATTGGTTCGTCGACACGAAGCGGCAAAAGCGCGTGAAGCCGTTTCGCGATGCGTCGCCGGCCGAAGTGCAGATGATGCTCGACGAGTACAAGGAAGACGACGAGGCCGAGGTCGAATATGCGACGCCTGGCAAGCGGCCGATGTTGCACCCGGCGCTCGGCATTCCGGTCCACAACTCGGCCGGCGAACCGCTGATGGAGACGGTCTACACGGGCCGGATCAAGTGGATCGAGCAGAAGAAGCGCATCAGCGTCGAACCCTTCGAGCCTGAGAACCTGCTGGTCTACCGGCAGTGGACATCGCCGCTGCTGGACGACTGCCCCTATGTGGCGCGCGTGATGGAGATCACGTCCAGCGAGCTCACGCAGTTGGCCGAGGCCATGGGCAAGGGCTTCAAGAAGATCGACGCCGACAAGTTGAAGGCGAGCGCCGCGCCGACTGGCGCATTCGACGAAATGGAGCGTCGCGACCGCACGGGCGACGCAACAACCGCAGTCGGGCCGGAGAACCGGAGCAACGTCGAAACCGACGATCCGTCGCAGACGATGGGATGGCTTCGCATCGAGTACGTGCTGGCCGACTATGACGGCGACGGCATCGCGGAGCGGCGGTGCATCTATCGCCTCGAGGACGAGATTCTTTACAACGAAGAATGCGAGGAAGTGCCGATTTGCACGGGCTCGCCGCTGCTGGTGCAACATCGCTGGGATGGGCAGAGCGTCGCCGAGCTGGTCAGCGACATCCAGTTGTTGAATACGGAGCTGACGCGCGGCGTCGTGAACAACGCATTCAGCGCGAACAACCCGCGCAAGGTCATCAAGACCGACAAGAAATGGGCGCCGTACGTTGATACCGATGACTTGGTCGACGGGCGGCCCGGCGGCCTCATCAAGACCCAGGACATGGATGCTCTGCGCATGGAGCCCGTCGCCTTCGTCGGCAACCAGATGGAGCCGCTGTTGGAGCGTGTCGACAGCATGCGCGAGCGGCGAACGGGCGTCACGAAACAGCGCATGGGCCTGGATGCCAACGCGCTGCGCACCGATCGCACCCTCGGCGAAACGCAGATCATCGACAGCGCCAGCAAACAGCGCGTGAAGCTCATTGGTCGGATCTTCGCCGAGACGATCGTGAAGCCGATCTTCCGCGGCATCCTGCGGCTGCTGACGTCGGGCGACTTCGACATGCTGTACTTCCGCCTGCGCGGCGAGTTCGTGGAGTACAACCCGAACGACTGGTCAGACGGCTACGACATGCGCGCCAATGTGGGCCTGGGCACTGGCGACCGCGACCAGCAAATCGCGGTGCTGCGCGCGACCTACGGCACGCAGTTGCAGCTCGCGCAGAGCCCGCTCGGGCCCATGATGGTGACGCCCAAGCAGATTTACACCACGCTCGAGCGCATGCTCGACATCGGTGGTTTCAAGGCGCCGGGCGACTTCTACACCGACCCGAAGGAAGCGAAGATGCCGACGCCTCCGCCGCCTCCGCCGCCTCCGCAGATCCTGGCGAAGCAGATGGAAATTGCCGCGGACAAGGAAAAGCTCGCGGCCACGCATGCATTTGAGCTGCAGAAGCACCGGATCACGGTCGAAGGCGAGCGCCAGCGGGCGCGCGATCAAGACGAAGTGCAGGCCGCGAACGATGAGCGCGACTATCAGCGCGAGCTCGCCAAAGCCGACATGGACGAGCGCATCAAGGCCGCCGAGGTCATGCTGCAGCGGTACAAGGTCGACAAGGACAACGCCACGCGCATCCTGACGGCACGCATCGCGCACCCGGAAGGCGCGATGCCCGAAGGCTGGGACATCGACCCGACGACGGGCGAGGCCTTCGAACAACCCGACAAGCTGGGCGCGATCATGGATGGCCTCGAAGCCATCTTCGCGCAGCAGGAAGAGCAAGCGGCGGCACCGGTGGAAATCATCAGGGACGCGGCGGGCAACATCATCGGCGGGCGCAAGAGCGGGCGTGAGCATCGCGTCGTGCGTGATGCTGCCGGCAACATCATCGGTCTGGAGTAAATCGACATGAGCAAGACGAACACCTTCGAGAATGACCTGCTCCTTCTCATCTTCAACAATACCGACATCGCGTTGATCGGCGACGCGGCCGGCATTCAGAACAGCGCCGCGGCGGGCAGTCTGTACATGTCGCTGCACACGGCGGACCCTGGCGAGGCCGGCGACCAGACAACCAGCGAAATCGGCTACACCAGTTATGCCCGGGTGGCGATCGCGCGCAGCGGCGCCGGCTTCACGGTCACGGGCAACGCGGTTGCGACCGCGGCTGCAACCAACTTCCCGGCCGGCACTGGCGGCGCTGGCACTGCGACGCACTGGGGAATCGGCGCTTCGTCGTCGGGCGCCGGCAAGCTGCTCTACAAGGGAGCGCTCTCGCCGTCGATCGTGTGCGGTAACGGCGTGACGCCCACGGTCAACGCTGGAACGATGGTCACAGAAGACTGAGCCGTTAGCCCGTGGCTGTTCAGGCTGTCAAGGCGCTCGGAGGCGCCACATCGAGCGCGATCACGACGACGACGGGCGCGACCCTGTTCGCGTGCTTCTCGGGTGGCGATGGCGGCGTGTACGCGCCGAGCGACAGCAAGGGCAATAGCTGGGGCTCTCCCGTCGTCAACGTGACGGGCGGCGGGGCGCGCCTGGCGATCTACGTCGTGCAGAACGCGACAACGGGAAGCGGGCATACCTTCCAGTTCTCGGGCGGCAACGGCGACACAGTCGGCCTGTTCGGTGAGGTTTCCGGCGTGCTGGCGGCCTCGCTGGATGCTGCGGCAACGGCCGGCGGCCAGGGCGCGGAGCCGTTCACGCTGAACGCGGCAAGCGCGCTGGCGCAGGCGGATAACACCATCCTGGCCTTCATGTTCCCGTACGCGAGCGGCGACCCGATCACGTATCAGGCCAACACCGGCTACACGATCCACGCGCAGGAAAATAACAACAACGTCTACTACGGGAGCGCCGTCGCCTCGAAAGTGGTGTCGTCGACCTCGGCACCGAGCGTCCAGTGGGACATGTCGACCTCCGGCGATATCTTCGCCGGCATCTTGGCGTTGAAGATGGCCGGCGGCGGCTCCAGCGCTGCCGACATGACGGCCGCGGCGGGTGTGGCCACCACGTCGACGATGGCCACGAGCGCGGCGAAGACCAGCACGGCCACCGCGGCGGCTGGCGCTGCGACAGCTTCCACCATGGTCGGCCGGTCGACGGCTAGCGCCACGGCGACAGCCGCTGCAGGGGCGGCCACCGCCTCGACGATGGCCGGGCGGGCCGGCGTTGCCGCGTCGATGACTCCGGCCGCAGGCGCCGCCACCAGCTCGACACTCACGGGGCGCTCGGCTGCTGCTGCATCGATGGTGCCGGCGGCTGGCGCGTCGACGGCGGGCACGCTGGCCACCAGCGCCAGCAAGACGGCGACCATGACACCCGCGGCCGGCGTTGCCACGGCGGCGACGATGGTGGGCAGTTCGGCCGCCGCAGGCACTGCGACCATGACGCCGGCCGCCGGCCAGGCGACGACGGGCACGCTCATCGGGGCATCTGTGGCCGCGGCCTCGATGGTCCCGGCCTCCGGCCAGGCCACGACGTCGACCATGACGACGGGCGGCGTAGCGCCGGAGCCACCAGCGTCGGGCGGCGGCTTCGAAATGGGTCCGCGCCGGGTGCGCGAGGTCTACCGCAAGCCGCTGCTGCAGCGCATCCTTGATGCCCGGTATCCGCGCGTGAAACCTCGCGGCGAGCGGGCGCAAAAGCGCGCGAAGGCGATCGAGAACGATGGCGCCGACCTGGTGCTCGATGGCTCTCCGACCTTCGCGGACCTCGAGGAGCTGGCGGCGCAGTGGATGGCGCAGGGCCCGGTAATGCCGAGCGGTCCAGTCGATCCGCTGGCGGTCTATCTGGCGCAAGTTGCCTTCCGGCTGCGCCAGCGCCAGGCGGAGATTGAGGCCGCAGCGCTACGTCAGCGGCAGGACGAAGAAGCAATTTTGGTGCTATTGCTCGCATAATCGCGGGCATGCCGACCGCCGCCCTCCTGTCAAACGCCACGCCGCCCGCTGTGCGGGTGTGCGCTGCGTGCCGCTGGTCGCGCAACGAAGCCGGCCAGGCATGGAACGGTGACAACCTCATTTTCTGCGGGCAGCCGGACGTGAAGAGTGACGACGGCGCGCCCGTGTCCTGCTCGCGCCAGCGGTTCGCGCCGGCCTCCGCGGTCATGCATCAATGCGGCGTGTCGGGCATCTTTTGGGAGCCACGATGAACGAGCGCGACGCACGCGAAGCAATGAACCTGGGCGCCGAGGCCGCTCGCGTCATCGATTCGCCGGCCTTCAAAGAGGCGTGGGAACGGCTCGCGGCTGAACTGCATCAAGGCTGGCTCGATTGCAGCGTGCGCGACGTGGAAAAGCAAAAGCTGCTGCTGCAGCAGGCGAAGCTCGTCGACCGGCTGCGCGCGACGCTGGAACGCATGATCGAGGGCGGCAAGATGGCCGAGCAGGCAGTGAAAGCCGCGATGCCGCCGACTGAAGACCTGATGGACGAGAACCTACTGCGGCGCGGCATGCGCGCGGCTGTGGGGCGACGATAGAAGTTTCGGGCGATCACCCGCCCATTTCGGCCTCCGTCGCGAGACGTGCCATGACTTCCTCCGGTGACTTGGGGGGCGGTCCAGACCTGAAAGACGCACGAAATGACCGGACAAGCCGCATCGGCCCCGACCTTCGACGACATCGCCGCATTTCTGATCGAGAACCCATCGGCCGATCAGCCGCAAGGCGAAGACCTGCAACTCGGTGAACCCGGCGACCAGCCGGATAACTCGCCTGCACCCCGCAAGCGCGGCCAAGAGCCCGCAACCCCTGACCCCGACGAAGACCCCGACGAAGCCCTCGAGCTCGACCCCGGCGAAGCACCGGAAGATGAGCCAGAGGATGACGACGAGGACGAAGACGCCAAGCGGGACAATCAGCAAAAACACAAAGTCACTGTCAAGGGCGAGGACGGTGCCGAGGAAACTCTCGAAGTCACTCTGCCGGAGCTGAAAAACGGCTACCTCCGACACTCGGACTACACCCGCAAGACTCAGCAACTGGCCACAGAGAAGACGAAGGCCTTCGAAGTTGTCACGAAGAAAGTAAGCGAGGCGATCGAGGTCGCGAAACGCTCGCATGCCGCAATCGTGCAGCTCGCCGGCCTGAAAACGCCAGAGGAAATGGCGGCGCTGGCCGCGCAAGACCGCGGCGCATATGTGGAAGAGAAAGCCCGCAACGAAGCGGTGCTGGCGGTGCTCCAGCGCATCGAAAACGACGCCAACAAGGCCCATGCTGACGCGCAAGAAACGCTCAAACAGCAGGCCATCGAGGCGCGCGACGCTGCGTGGAAGGTGCTGGACGCCGAGGGCGTCAAGAAAGAGCACCTGGTGCCGCTCTTCAAGACCATTGGCAAGACCTACGGTGTTCCGGATGAGAAATTCCGCAACATCACGGACCCTGCCTTGGTGCTCATCATGCGCGACGCGGCGGCGTATCGAGCGCTGCAAGCCAAGGTGAAGGGACAAGCGAAAACGAAGCTTCAAGCTGCGCCGCCTGTGCCGAAGCCACGGCAACAAGCCCCACGGAAAGACAGAGTTAACAAGGCGCTCGACGCCAAATTCACGCGCGGACACGCGGGAATCAATGACCTGTCGGCCTGGGTGCGAAACAACACCTGATCGAAAGGAAATGGCAATGAAAAAGCTCTCTATCCTGGCCGCCCTGGCCGCGGTGCTGGCCCCGGTTCACGCCGCGGCCATGCGCTACATGGGCAGCGCGGGCCTCGTGCTCTACGCGCAGCCGACGAACCTCTATGACCGCTACGACGCGGGAACCAACGTGCGCGAGGATCTGGTCGACAAGATCACGATGACGAACCCCGAAGAGACTCCGGTCATTTCGATGTTCGGCCGTGACACTGCGACCAACACCTACCACGAATGGCAGCGCGACGCCCTGCGCACTCCGAACAAGGACAATGCGGCGATCGACGGCGATGACGCGACCCCGAGCGCGAAGACGCCGCCCGTGCGGATCGGCAACTACTGCCAAATCTTCCAAGACACGATCGCCGTGTCCGGCCGCGTGGAAAAGGTCAAGAAAGCCGGCATGAAGTCGGCCATGGCCTACTACAAGGCGAAGAGCTGGGTCGAACTGAAACGCGACATGGAAGCCGCGGTGCTGTCGACGAACCCGGCCGTTGCAGGCTCGGGCGCCGCGGCCTCGAAGCTCGGCGGCCTGGCGGTGCTGATCTACACGAACGCGCTGCACGGTGCCGGCGGCTCGACGACTGCTCACACCAGCGGCGCGCCGACGACTGCACCCGTTGCCGGCACTCCGCGCGCCTTCACCGAAACGCTGCTCAAGGCCGCCGTGCAGGCGACCTACACGGCCTCGGGCAAGGTGCCGCCGGCCGTGTACGTCTCGCCGGCTCACAAGATCGTGTTCTCCGGCTTCACGGGTATTGCAGTGAACCGCTACCAAGTGGCGAACCGCAAGAACGAGCAAGGGAAGATCATCGGCGGCGCTGACGTGTACGGCTCGGACTTCGGCGACCTCGAAATCGTGCCGCACTACATCATGGCGGGCGGCACGAACGTCTACGGCCTGAACCCCGACTATGGCTCGATGGTCTACCTGCGGCCTTTCCAGTCGACGCCCCTCGCGAAGACCGGCGACAGCACGAAAGAGCAGACCCTGGTCGACGTCACGCTCGCGCTCTCTTCGGAGAACGTGCACTTCAAGATCGCGGACCTGTCCGGCGGTTAATCGAGCGGCTTTCGTCAATCGAGGGGGCCGGCTCGCATGGGCCGGTCCCCTTTTCCACAAGGGGATTTCAATGTCTCATCGCGGTTCGAATCTCTCCGAGGGCGTCGTGCTCTCCGATGGCCGCAGCGCTGCCGGCGTGCTGACAACGTTCAGCTTCGAGGGTGGCGAGCTGATCGTCTGCAAGAATCAAGACCTCGAGCCGGACCTGCGCGAAGTGCAGGCCATGCGCGAGCGCAACGCGGCGCGCGCCTTCGCCAGCGACATCAAGGAAATCGGGCGCATCCCGGAAATCTTCTACTCGCGCATCTGCATGATCGCTGACCCTGCGGAGCGCAAAAAGGCGGTGCGGCGCTTCTTTCAGGAACACCCGCAGTTTTGCGCCTATGCGCCCTATCTGAGCAACAGCGGCGCCAAGCGCCAGGCGGGGTAAGCCATGGCATTCACCAGCTACGCCGAGCTCGCGACCGCGATCGCCGATTGGGCCTCACGCAATGACACAAAGGTCACGGGCAATGTCTCGAATTTCGTCGCGCTGGCCGAGGAGAAAATCTGGCAGCGCGTGCGCGTGTCCTGGGGCATCACGCGCGCAGTGCTGACGGTGCCGGCGGCGCAAAACTGGGTGGCGCTGCCCGAGGACTGGCTCGCCTTCAAGCGCATCCGCAACACGAACCTGCTCATGCCGCGCATGGACTATGCGCCGATGGATTACCTCGAAGACCTGCCGGCGCCAGGGTTGCCCGAGGTCTACAGCATTGAAGGCGGGCGCTTCTACTGGGGGCAGACGCCTGATGTCGATCAGACCTTCGACATCGCCTACTACGCGCATCCGGGCGGGCTCGAGGACATGACGACGACATGGCTCCTGGAGCGCGCGCCGAGCATCTACCTGTACGGGGCGCTCGTGGAGCTGTTCATGTACGCGAAGAACCCGGCGAAGGCGGCCGAGTACGGCACGCTCTTCGACAAGGCCATCGAAGAGCTGGACAGCTCCGACCGCGCGGCGGTTATCTCGGGCTCGCAACTGAGGATGCGCCGCCATGGATAAGCTGCTTGGCTTCGCTCCGAACGTCGACCCGACGACACCGGGCGCGATGCTCGACTGCGAGCACATCATTCCATTCGAAGCGGGTTTCGCTGGCGCGCCCAATGCGGCCACCACGCCCGCGGATGCGCTGCCGGCCGAGTGCCGCGGCGCGGTGGTGCTCACGAAGCTGGACGACACGCGGCGGCTCTTCGCTGGCACGCAGACGAAGCTCTACGAGCTCTCGGGCACGGCCTGGACCGATCGCAGCGCGGGCGGCGGCTCGTACACGGGCAGCGTTGACTCGCGGTGGTCCTTCTGCCAGTTCGGCGACACGTCGATGGCTTCGAACCTGGTCGACGCGATGCAGCAGAGCACGACGGGCGCATTTGCCGCGGTGCCGACTGCTCCGAAGGCGAAAATCATCGTCTCGGCTGCAAACAATTTCGTGCTGGCGTTTCACACGAACGAGGGCACATTCGGCGTCGCGCCTGACCGCTGGTGGTGCTGCGCGCAGTCGAATCAAAACGACTGGGTGCCGGCGGTGGCCACCAGTGCCAACACCGGGCGCCTCATCGCGACGCCGGGCAGCATTCAGGCCGCGATGACCCTGGGCGATTACGTCATCGCCTACAAGTCCCGCGGCATCTTCGTCGGCACCTATGTCGGCTCTCCCGTCGTGTGGCAGTGGGCGCTCGTGCCTGGGTCCAACGATGCCGGTTGCGTTGGCCAGGAAGCGCTCTGCGACCTCGGCGGCGTGCATTTCGTCGTCGGCGCCGATGACTTTTGGCTCTTCGACGGCTCGCGGCCCACGTCGATCGGCGCCGAGGTCCGCGACTGGTTCCGCCTCAATTCGAGCGAGACGTACCGATTCCGCACGCGGTGCACCTACGACCAGCCGCGGCGCCTGGTGTGGATCAACTTTGCGTCGCGCGACAGCACCGGCCAGCTCGACCGCTGCATGGTCTACAACACCACGACGAAGCGTTTCGGGCTGACGCACCACATCAGCGAGGCCACGCTGCTCTACACGGCGCCGGGCGTCACCATCGACGGGCTGGACGCCTACGCGAGCACCATCGACGGGCTGCCTACCGTTCCCTTCGATTCGGCATACTGGCTGTCTGGTGGCCGCGCCTTCGCGCACTTCGACGAGCTGCATAGGCTGGTGCTGCGCAACGCCGCCGCCACCAACTCGAGCTACACCACAAACGACATGGGCGACGATGACCTCGTGACGATGCTCGACGGCGTGCGCATCCGTTTCCACATCGAACCGACCTCGGCCACGTGTACTGGCTTCTGGAAGATGACCCCGGGCGCTGCGCTGCAGTCCGGGCCGACAGAGGCGATGTATGACGGCGAGTTTCAGGTGCGGCAGTCGGGTCGCTTCCATCGCCTGCGCTTCGACTTCGTGGGCCCGCATCGCGAGGGCGCGCACAAGGCGAAGCTCAATCCGGACGGTGAACGATGAAGCGCCTCGAGCAAGATCCGCGCATCGTGAACGGCCCGGGGCTGTTCGCGTCGCTGCTCTCGTGGGCCCGGCGCATCACGGTTGCACTGAATGCCAACATCGACGAGCTGCTCGGCTTCACGGTCGCGCGCACCGGCACCAGTGGCACTATCGCCACCATCGCGCCCATCAATGGCGGGACGGGCGACGCGGTGCTCGCGCTCGACAAGATCGGCGCCACCAGCGCGGGCATCAACGCCTACAAGTCGGGCGTGATCCGCTGGCAAATCCTGATGGGGAACAACAGCGCCGAGTCCGGCGGCAATGCCGGCTCGGACTTCTCCATTACGCGATTCAGCGATGCTGGCGCCGCGCTCGCGCAGGCATTCAGCATCCTGCGCAGCAATGGCCAGGTCAACGTCGCCGGCACCTTCATAGGCGCCGCGGGCGTGCAGGCGAACGGCAACGGGCCCGGCTTCACGTCGAACAACTATTTTGCCGATGGCCCGAACTTCGCCACCGCGCTCCTGGTGAGCAATCCCAATTGGGAAAGCGTCAACTGGCAGGCCTACCATGCGACGGGCGTTTGGGCTGGGTGCCGGTGGATCATCGGCACGACAACGCCGGCCGTCTTCGAAATGCGCAACAACGGCACCGGGTATTCCGTGGGCGGCTGGGTGGCCACGTCTGACGGCTCGGTGAAGCGCAACCGGGCCGCGATCAGCGGCCTGCAGCAACGCGCGCACCTGGCGCCGGCCTGCGCCTACGACCGAACCGACATGCGCGAGCTGGACGGCTCCATGGCCCGGCGCGTGGGCATCATCGCGGACGAATTCGAGGCGGTGGAGCCGCTGGTGGTGTTCCGTGACAAGCCGACGCCGGACAACCCGAGCCCGCTGCGCGCGGTCGATTACAACGGCGTGGCGGCGCTGGCTTGGCAGCTCGGAATTGACAATTTCGAGACGATCAAGACCCTGCGCGCGCAGATCATCCAATTGCGAAACGAAATTGAAATTCTGAAAGGGAATTAAAAATGGCTGTTCCTGTCGCAAACATGGGCCTGGGGGCGGCAAATCCGTTTCTCGGCCAGGACAATCCTTATTTGCAGTCGATCATCGACCTGTCATCGAAAGATATGGTCGACAACTTCAACCGCACGGTAATTCCCGCAGGGAATAAAGCCATGATCGCCTCGGGCAGCTTCGGCAATGCCGGGTTGCAGGAAATGGAGCGCGCCGCGGCGAGCGACCTGCAGGGCAATCTCGGCGACCTGGCATCGAAGCTGCGCTTCAACGACTACGGCCAGCAACAAAACATGTTCCGCTGGGATCAAGAGCAGCAGGAAGGAACGCGCCGCTGGGATTTGGGCTTCGATCGCGACGTCTTCAACGATGCGTACAGCCAGAACATGGGCAACCTGCAGGCCGGCATCGGGTTGATCGACACGATGGGGCGCTGGACCGGCCAGGACATCAAGAATGCGACCGCGCAGCAGGACACGCCGCTCAACTACTGGTCGCAGTTCCAGAATGCCGCGAACGGCCTCGCGCGGGGCTTCGGCACCACGACAAACACGACGGGCACCACGTCGAACCCGCTCGCGACGGCGGCCGGCGGCGCACAGCTGGGCTCCAGCTGGTGGAACAGCCGCAATCAGACGCCATCCAGCACCGGGGGCGGCGGCGGGTGGGACTGGGGCGGCGTCGACAATACCGGCTACAACACCAATACCGGCACCTGGTTCGCATGATGCAGGCACTCAAAGACTCCGACCTCGCGCGCCTTGGCGTGGATGTGGCGCACTTCTTCGGCGGTGGCGCGTACATCAAGGAAACGCGCATTCCGAAGGGCGCCGCGCTCGCGCAGCATGGCCACGATCACGACCACCTGTCCTACTTGGTGAGCGGCTGCGTGATGGTCACGGTCGACGGGCTGGCGTCCTTCAAGGAAGGGCCGGCGGCCATGACGATCGAAGCGGGCAAGATCCACACGGTACAGGCGCTGACCGACGCGGTTTGGCTGTGCGTGTGGGCGACGGACTGCGAGGACGCGGCCGCGGTCGACGGCGCGATTCTCGGGAGGGCCGCCGCATGATCGCCGCACCCGCTGGCTACACGCCCATTGCGAAGCTGCCTTTCCGGGTGGATGTGCAGCCGATCGCGCAGGCGCTCGAGGCGCATCCCGAGCTGTGGAACCAGCAGACGGCGCGCACCGAATCGCCGCAGTCTCCGCACCATGGCCTCGACGATATCTGGTGCCGGTTCGCTGACCCGGCGACGATGCGCGACGACGGCTCGCATGATTCGGTGTGGTATCCGCCGGCTGACGTGCTGCCTGTGCGCGCGGTGTGCCTCGACATCATGCGGTGGGTCGATGGCACGCAACTCGGCGGCGTGCTCATCACGCGCATTCCGGCGGGCAAGCAGTGCCGGCCCCACGTCGACCCCGGATGGCACGCGCGTCACTACGAAAAGATCGCGGTTTCCATTGCCGCGGCGCCGCGCCAAAGTTTCCGGTTCGTCGGCCATGAGCTCGTGACGGGGCCGGGCGACGTGTTTTGGTTCGACAACGCTTACACGCACTGGGTGACGAACGACAGCCAGAGCGACCGGGTAACACTCATCGTGTGCGTGCGCACGGAAAGGATCTGATATGCCATGGGGTGCAGCAGTCGGGGCGGGTCTCTCGCTCGTGGGCGACGCGATGAAAGACGACAAAAACGGCGGGGCCGGTACCACGACCTCTTCGAGTGAACCATGGATGCCGGCGACGCCGTGGCTACTGCAAAACCTGCAGTCCGGCCAGGCGCTGCAGCAGCAGTATGCCGATCGGCCATTCAGCGCGCGGCAAAATGCGGCCTACGATGCCAGCTATGCGCAGGGCGACGCCATGCGCTCCCTGGTGCCTTCCCTGCTCGGGCAGTTGCAGGGTCAGCCGGTGGGCTTCGACAAGAACAACCGCAGCGCGCGGCCGAAGGCCTGGGACTGGGACAGCTTCATCAAGAGCCTCGGCGAAGGCGGCTCGGTGCGCAACGCGCAGGAACCCGCGGCGGCTCCGGTGGTGAAGGAATCGCCCGGCTTCACGCAACAGGACATGGGCTACACGGCGCTGCAGCAGAGCCTGCTCGACTCCGGCCGCAATCCCTTCATGACGGGTTATGGGGTTGCGATCGGCGGGCAGCCAGGGGGCAGCGGCGTAACGGGCGGGTTCGGCTCCTATCGCTACGGGGACACGCCGAAGCCGGGCACGCAGGCCTATCGGGACATGACCGAATATTTCCTGATGGGCGGCAATGACCCGTGGGATTTGGCGCCGGCCGGGATGGGCCTGAAGCGCGCGGCCAATCCCTTCCTGCTGGGCGGCGGCACCACGACGGGCGACAGTGTGGGCGGCTCCGCGGCGGCTGACGGCTCGGGCGGCGGCGGCCCGGGCGCCTTCTGAGGGGAAACGGACATGGCTGGAATCTTGGATTTCCTCGAACAAGGCGACAACCCGCTCGGGCTGGCGCTCCTGGCGGCCGGCGGGCCGACCTCGGACCCGAACCGCTCCGGCTTCGGCCAGCGCATCGCGGGCGCGGTGGGTTCGGCGCAGGCGCAGCGCGCGGCGGCGGCCGAGCGCGAAATGATGCGGCAGTTTCGCCAGTCGCAGATTGCCGAGAACGCATCGCAGGCCGCGCTACGCGAGGCGCAGCTCGCCGAGGCGAAGCGCAAGGCCGACATTTTCGGGAGCGTCGCAGCGCGTCTTTCCGGCGGTGGTGCTGGTATGGGTGCCGCCGCGGCCGGCGGAAGCGCTGGCGGGGCGCCTGATGCGTCCGGCGGGGCTGTTTCGCGTGGATCGGGCGGCGGCCTCGCGAGTTTCACGCCCGATGACCTCGGCTTGCTCCAGCTCTCCGGCCTCCCGAACCTGACGGACGCCTACAAGCTGACGCAGCCGGATTGGGTCGACGTCGGCGGCGGGATGTTCGTCAACAAGCGCAAGATGCAGCCGGGCGTACAGCCGGGCGCGCTGGACGCCATAACGGCTGCCGAGCGCGCAAAACAGGGCGTCTCCGACGAATTCCGCCGCGTGGAAGCGATCGACCCGAAGACAAACCGCAAGGTGTCGCGCCTGGTGGGTGGCGGCGGGGCGCCCACTGCGCCGCCGGCCTCCGCGCCGCCGATGATCGGCACGACGGGCAGTTTCTCGCGCGGCACGTCGGGCGCGCCTGGTGGTGCGGCTGGGCCCTACGGTCCAGAGGGGCCGCTCGACATCCTGTCGCAAGAGCTGCCGAAGGCGCTCGAAGAGGTCAGGAAGGCGCAGGCGGCCGGCGACGCGGCGGCGGTGGCGCGCGCCCAGTCCGACGCGCAAGGCATCGCGCGTGAAATGCAGCGCATCCCCGGCGGGGCGCAGCGCCTGGCGCAGTTGCAGGCCGGTGCAGTGCAGCCAGCCCCGGCGACCTCGATCCCTGCCGCGCCGGTACCGACCCCGGCGCCGCCTCTCATCGGTGCGAATGCCGGCCGCGGCGTCGTCAATCCGCCGCCGGCCGCGCCGCCGAGCGCGCCGGGCGAAATCGTCGTCGACTTCTCGCCGCAGGAAAAGCTCGAGCAAGACCTCGAGCGCGAGCGCCGGCTGCTGGCCGCTCGTGCTGCCGCCGAAGAAGCCGCGGCGCCCAGCAAGAGCAAGCGCGAAATCGATGACTTCCGCGCGAAGAAGAACATCGAAGCCGGCTTGAAGAACAAGGGTGACTACGACAAGCAGATCAGCCAGGCGGATGAGGCCTTGAAGGTGGTGGACAAGGCGCTCAAGCATCCGGGCCTGTCGGCCGGGACTGGGCTGCAGAGCAAGGTCGACCCGCGCAACTACATTCCCGGCACCGACGCCTACAACTTCTCGATCGTCAACAAGCAGTTGCAGGGCAAAGCCTTCCTGGCGGCGTTCGAGTCGCTGAAAGGCGGCGGCGCAATCTCCGAGGCCGAGGGCAACAAGGCGCAGTCCGCCATTGCCCGGCTTGAGCAGGCGCAGAGCACCGACGAATACAAGGCGGCGCTCGAGGACTTTGCCGACATCCTGAAACGGGGCCGCGCGAAGGCGGCGAAGCTCAAGGCGCAAGCTGGCCAGGATGCGGCCGGCGGTGGCGTCAAGGCGCCACCGGTGGGCACTGTCGAAAACGGGTACCGATTCCGCGGCGGCGATCCTGCCGAGCCGCTCAACTGGGAGCGCGCCAAATGAGCGGGCCATGGGAAAAATACGGTGGTGGCGGTGCTGCTGCCGAGCCAGAGGGCGACGCGCCGTGGAAGCGCTACGCGGAGCCCGAGGAAGAGCCGACGCCGCCACCGCCGGCCGAGCTGCCGCCGCCCAAGAGTACCGGGCGCGTGCAGAAAGCGCTCCTGGGCGCCGTTCCGCTCATCGGTCCGCTGATTCGCGATGTTGACGTGTCCGGCCTCCTGCCTGGCGCCGTGTCAGGCATGTCGACCATCGGCCAGGCCATCGGGCGCAACGCCACCAGCGCGACCGCCATCGATGAGGGCGCTCCGGGCGCCTTCCTCGCGCCAGCGCAGAACGTGCGGCCCGCGCGCAAACTGTCGGACCTGGTTACCGGCAACAAGCCGCGCAGTCCGGCCGAGGCCACGGTCGCCGATCGCGAGGCCTCTATCGCGCAATTCAACGCCGAGCGCGCAGACGATCCGTTCTTCGAGGGCGCGCGCATCCTGACGCCGATTGCGGCAACCCTGCCGGTCGGGAACGTGGCCGGCGCCGCCATCAAGGCTGCAGCGCCTCGGCTGCCGTGGATCGGCGAAGCGGTCGCGTCCGGCGGCTTCAAGCTGGGCGCCGGCGCTCCAACCGGCATCGTCGGCAGGAACCTCCTGCGCGCTGGCGGCGCTGCGACGAATGCCGCCGCGCAGTCGCTGGCCATGGGCGAGGATGCCGAAACCATCGGCAAGTCGGCGGCGATCGCGTCAGTCCTGCCGGGCGGCGTGCGGGTGGCCGAGCGGGTGGGCACGACGGGCGCCAATCTGCTGCGCAAGGCCTTCCCGAGCCAGCTCGCGCGAGACGCGCGCACCATTGCCCGGGTGGGCGAGCTAACAGACCTGCCGGCCGCGCGCGCCGCGCTGTTGCAGACGGGCCCGCACCTGGTCGGCCCTGGCGGGGAAAGCGTCGCGACGGCGCCGCAGATCCTGCAGAACCCGGGCATTTCGCAGTTGCAGCGCACGCTCCGCAATGCCGGCGACACGCGGCAAGTGCTGGCCGATCAGGCGGCGGACGCGGCGCGCGATGCGACGCTGGCGCGGGTCGGCAACGTGGCGCCCGATCTGCCGGCGGCGCGCGGCGACTTCGGGACGGCCCTCGAGCGCAACGTGCGGGCGGCCGACGAAGCGGCGCGCGTGCGAGTCGAACGGGAGTTCGATGCGGTCGACCCCTTCGACGAGACGCGCTTTCTGCTTCCGATCGACAAGATGCGCGCCGCGCGCGAGAAATTCCTCGGCCGCGGCACCTTCGGCAAGCGGGCTGGCGCTGATGCCGCGGTGAGCACTGCCGAGAACATCGGCACCGAAGTCCTGCCGGCCGTGCAGGCAACGGCGGCCCCGTCTGCGCGCAAGCAGGGCGAGGATCTGTTTTCTGCGCTGCGCTCCCTGGGCGGCATCAAGCAGGACGCGCCCGGCTCCAAACTGTTCTCGGGCGAGCTCAACGACCTCAAGCAGTCGGGCGCGCGGGTGGTCATCCAGAACGGCCGCGGGCAGTCTCCCGACGTACTGGCGCAGGCGATGCACGCGCGCGGCTTCATCCCGGACGATGACCCCGCCACGCTGCTCAACGCGATGCGCGACCATGCCGCCGGCAACAAGGTCTTTTCCGTGGCCTCCGAGCGCGGCGGCGCGATGAAAGCCGGCGTGGAGCGCGCCATGGGCGATGCGCCAGGCGCGGAAACGATCGAGCGGGCGGTGCCGTTCCGTGAAGTGCAGAACCTGCGCAGTTCGATCGGCGAGGCGCATGCCGATGCTGCCGCGCGAGGCCGCACGCGCGAGGCCGCCGCGCTCGACAAGATGCGCCGGGAAATCGATTCGGCGGTCGACAACGTGGCCGCGGGCGGCGCGCGCGAGGGCGAGAATTTCCCGGCCGACATCGTGAACCAGTGGCGCGAGGCGCTCGCGGCGCACCAGTCGCGCATGCAGACTTTCCGCACCGGGCCGCAAGAGGGCATTTTCCGAGCGAACGGGCCTCGAGGCGGCGAGCTGGCAGGGCAGTTTTTCAGCCCGCGGCTTTCACAAACAGAGGACATAGCGGCATTCGGGCGCATCGCTGACCCCGAAACGACCCGGCTTCTGAAAGACGTTGCGGTCACTGAGTTGAACGCGCTGCGCCGCGGCGGCCGGCTGTCTCCGGCGCAGGTCGACCGCTACCTCGCGCAGCGCGGCGGCGCCGTGCGGGGCCTGTTCACCGATGCCGAGATTGCGCAGCTCACGGGCGTGCGGCAGTCGCTCAACCGCGAGGCCGCGGCCGATGCGCTGAACACAGTCAAGGTCGGCTCCAACACGGCGCAGAACATCGATTCGGCGCTCTCGAATGGGCTTCTGGATTCGCAAGTCCTGGCGCGCACGGTGCGCAATATCCCGCTCATCGGGCCCGGAGCCGGCTCACTGCTCGAGGGCGTGAAGGGCGCGGCGAAGAAATCGAAAGTTGATCGCCTGGGGCGGCTGCTCGCCGAGCCGATCGAGCTCGAGCGCGCGCTCGCGGCGCTGCAACGCTCGCAGCAGGGCGTGCCGCTCAGTCTCGGGAGTTCGGGGCGCTTCTCGCCGCTGGCGTATCGCGCTCTGCCGCTGCTTGGTGGTCCTGCGCTATCGAGCGGCCAGTAATCAGCGTGTAGAAGAACGACACCAGCGCGACGCCGACGAGCACCACGACGACGAAGGCGAAGCGAAGTTCAAGATTTGACATCGGACCATCATAAAAGGGGCACTCATGCCAGTCATTACCACCCTTGCGGCGTGCAACACGAACCCGGCGCTTAACGGCCCGCTGGGCACTGATCTACCGTCGACGCTCGATGATGCGGTGCGCTACGCGCTGTCCTTCATCGCGCAGCTTCGCGACGGTGCCGGCGTGCAGACGGGCGCCGTGTTCATGTTCCCGACAGCCACCGCGCCGCTGGGCTATGTGAAGCTCAACGGGGCGCTGCTCAGTCGCACGACGTATGCGACCCTGTTCGCCTTCGCGTCCAGCACCGGCCTGCTGAGTGAAGCCGATTGGGGCAACAACCAGCAGGCGCGCTTCTCGGTCGGCGACGGCGCGACGACGTTTCGAATTCCTGACCTGCGCGGCGTCTTCATGCGCGGGCTCGATGAGGCGCGCGGGCTCGATTCCGGCCGCGCGATCGGCAGTTTCCAAGACCATGCGAACGTTTCGCACACGCATGGAATCAGCGACCCGGGCCACGCGCACACGGTCAGCGACCCGGGGCACATTCACAGCGCCTCGGCCGACGTGCAGGGCGTGCATGCTCACACGTACCAAGCGGCCATCATGGGCCCGTTCACTGCCGGCGGTGCCGCGCAGGTTGCACAAGCCGGCGCCGCGGCCACCAGTCTCGACGGCGGCCACGGGCACAACATCAGTATCGGAATCAACGGCACCAGCATTGCGATCGTCGGAGCCTTTACCGGCATCAGCGCGGCTGCGCAGGGCGGCGTCGATGGGCACCCGCGCAATTACGCTTACCCGTTCTTCATGAAGTTCTGAGAGGCCGCACCATGTACGTTTTCAACTATGACCCGCAGACCCTGCTCTACACCGGGGGCACGCCTGCAGACTTCGACCAGTTGGACCCCGGGCGGATCTTGCTGCCGGCCTTCGCGACGCTCAAACCGCCGCCCAAATTCGAGGCGGGGCTATCCCATCCGGTCTATGTCCCGAAGACCGACTCCTGGGTTATTGTCGACGTCGTGCAGCCCGAGCCCGAGCCAGAGCCCGCGCCGCCCGAACCCGTCGACGAAATCGCCGCGCTTCGCGCTTCCGTCGTGTCTCATCTGGAGCAAGCGTCCGTGCTCATGCAGGCGCTGCAAGGAAAGGTGGCCACGTGAACCCGGGCGATTGGTCCTTCGACGCGGTGGCGGTCAAGCTCTCCGGCCTGGTGGGCGCGATCGTCTCCATGCGCTTCCTCTCCGGCACCTGGCCGCAGCGCATCTTTACCGCACTTGCGGGCGCTGTCGTGTCCTACTACTTTGCCCCGTGGCTGGCGATCAGAATCGGCATTCCGGAGGGCCTGACCGGCTTCCTGCTCGGTCTGTTCGGAATGGCGGTGCTGTCCCGCGGCTGGGAGCTCGTGCAGGCCGCGCCGATCGGCGAAATCTGGAATCTCGCGCTCGACTGGTTCCGCCGCCGCGGCCCGCCGAGCGATCGACCGGAACGCGGCAAACCCGAAGGGGAAATCAAATGAATGCGTACATCGTGACGGCTCACGGCATCGCCGCGGCGCTGTGCTGGCTTGTGGTGGCCGTGGCGGCGACGGTCGCGGTTTTCTCGGCTCGCATCCGAGACACGACCGCCGAGCGCCTTGGCCTTGCTTGTGTCGCCATCACGGCATTTGCGATGGCCTGGCGCGTCGTCTCTCACGGCTGGGTAAGCGAGGGAGGGCTATCCCTGGCCGGCAGTCTCGCCTTCTACGTCTGCGCGGTGGCCGCCAAGCACATGCGGCGCGAACCGCCGAAACTTCCCCACGACAAAACCCGCCCGGGAGCGCTCAATGGTCACGATGAACCTACCGGCCACGCCTGAGACACTGCTCTCGCAGGCCATCATCCCCGGCCTCGAGCTGCTGCCGCCGAAGCTCGACAGCGAGCGCGCCAGGATGTGGCTGGCCACGATCGCACTGCAAGAGGCCGGCGTCGGTGCCACGCCTGAGACGCGCGTGCTCAAGTACCGTTGGCAAGTCGTCGACCTTCGCGCGCCCGAGAAGATGGGCCCGGCCCGCGGCATCCTGCAATTCGAAGAGGGCACGCAGCGAAGCCGCGGCGGCGTGTGGGGTGTCGTGCTGCACCCTGCAAGCCGCGAGCTGTTGCGCGGTGTGTGTGAGGCGCGCGGCGTGCCATTCAGCGCAAAGGCGATCTGGTCGACGCTGCACGCCGACGATCTGCTCGCGGTGGCGGTGGCCAGGCTGCTGCTGCTGACGGACCCTTACCCGCTGCCGGAGCTGTTCGACGATGATGCCGGGTGGGAAATGTACGCCAAGCGGCTGTGGCGGCCAGGGACGCCGCATTACCGCACCTGGTCGACCTGCTGCGAGGCCGCGCGGCGCGCGGTGCGGGCATGAGGCTCGTGCCGGTGTGGGTCTGGTGGGCGATCATTGCCGCGCTCGCGGCGCTGGCCGGCGTGGAGCATCTGCGCGCGAACCGGCACAAAACGAAGTTCGCCGAGTTCCGCGCCGAGGTCGCATTGGCGAACCAGCTCGCCGCGGACCTCGCGCGGCTGGAAGAGCAACGCAAACAGGCTGCGGCCAATGAAGAGGCTGAACATGCACGACAAGAAACCGAAGCGCTGCAATCCGATGTGGTGCGCCTGGCTGGCATTGCTGACGGGCTGCGCGATGCCGTCGAAGCCGAGCGGAAGCGCCGCGCCGCCGCTCGATCCTGTCCTCCCGTCCGAAGCAAGAGTGAGCCGGGTGCAGCGTCCCCCGATCTGCTCCCCGAGCTGTACCTCGGGCTTGTCGAAGCTGCTCGAACAACATCGGACTACGCTGACCGGCTCGAAATTGCCGGCGGCGCCTGCGAGCGCACCGCCGACAAAGTGAGACAGCCTTAGAACCCGAGCATGTGCTGCACGGGGCGGCGCTCGATGCTGTCGCGCCAACGCGCCGCCTCGCGCCAGTCGTTCGCATTGCGCCCCTGCTTGCGGGCCGCGAAGCTCCACGCCATAGAATCGGCGCTGTGCAGCATCGACCGCACGAACGGATGCGCGAGCGCGGTGGTCTTTAGCCCGAAGCCATGCAGCAGCAAGTCAGGCCGCTCGGCCTTGATTGACATCAACACGGCGGCGACTTGATCGGGCGTGCCGTTGCGCTTGCACACCGAGCCGACCCCGACCCATGCGCCAAGTCCGAGCCGGTCACCATAGGCGCGCAGATGGTCGACATAGTCGCCGGGCTCGAAGCCTTGCAGCACCGGGAGAATGTAGGTCCCGGCGACATCCTCCTGCAGCAGCGCGTCGTACCGCTCGATCGTCAAACGCTGATGTTCCTGCACTGACAAGCCGGTGATCTTCACAATGAACGGCTCGCACATGTAGTCCTGAGCTGCGGCGGCGAGCAGCCGCCCGCTGCCGTTCGTTGCCCATCGCCGGACCTCGGCCGCATAGTCAGCGACGCCGTGCCTGTAGCCACCGTGCCGGCTGATTTCGGTAAAGGCGCCGCTGTCCATAATCCAGTCGCCAACCTGCATAGGAGCCTTGCGGCTCCGCAGCCGGTTGACGCTGACGAACGCGCCATCGAAGTGGCGCGCATCGCTTGGCTGGTGAAGGCCGGTGAAGAACCTCACAACGGACGCCCGCCCCAAATAATCACGAAGGCGCCTTCGTTGCGCACTTCGTCGGCCTCCTGGGCGTCCTGTTCGTGCAACGTCCATTCCCACTCGCCAGACTCATCAGCCGAGGCGGCTGTGCGGGTGCAGACACGCACCGGCTTTCCGGCCGGGTGCTTCTGCAGCTCCGCGATCAGCTCGCCTGCGGTCATGGCGTGTTACTCGCGAAGACCTGGATAGGCTTGAACGAGCACGCCAGGGCGCCGCAATACTCGCCCTCTGGCGCCAGCGTCGGCGCCGGGCTCCACGGTGTGTCGCCACCGTAGGTCGCCGTCTCATAGCGGTAGTTCTTCAACTGCGACGCTCCGAAGTCGGCCACGCACACAACATTCGCCGTCGTGTGGTACGGGTCGGAAATCGTCGCATGCACCGGATCTTGCAGGCGCGAGTCCTGAACGATGGTGTGGTCCGTCGCGGTGGTCGTGAGGCCATCGGCCGGCGTGTCGAAGAGCACCATCCCGACGCGGCGGTTTTGCCGGTCGACGTAGGCCGTCGCGGCATTGGTGGCGTGCGTCGCGAGCGGGTGCGATTCCATCGGCACCAGCGCCGTGATGTTGTCGCCGAGTCCTTCGATCATGCCGACCTGCGCGATATCCGAGGGCGTGCGGCCGGTGGTTGGCTTCACGCCTGGGAGGTAGCGGCCCGTCGAAAAGATTCGCATCTTGCCGGTCGGCGAAACGGTCCAGAAGCGCGCATAGTGCGGGTCCGGTTCCCAAAACGGCGGCGCCTCCGGAACGATGCGCTTTTGGTCATCCTTCGACCAGTGGCCCCAGTCCGTCGACATGCCGATGTCCTGCACCTGCTCTTCGAGCTGGATTTCCTTGACGACGACTGGCTGCGCGCTCGGCGGCATGTGCTCGAAGGTGTAGGGCCACGCGTCGGGCGCATATCCCATGTCCTGGGTTTCGAGATTGCTCGCGGCGCTCCCGAGGTACATGTCGTTGGTGTACTCGAATAGCGGCGTCAGGTCGATGCAGACGACAGAGCCCTCGCTCTTGCTGCCGACGACGGCCAGGCCGCCTTTGGCGTACTTCTCGTAGTCCTCGCCGCCGGGCAGCATCTTCGCGCGGTTGTTGGCCATGGGCGAATTGAGGAATGCGAAGCTGCTGATCTGGCCGCCGCTGTCGTAGTCAACGTGCGCCATTGGGTTCATCCCGGTAGCCGCGGCGATGCTCGTCGGAGCCTTGCAGATTTCCGGCAATGCGACATAGCCGAGCACCTTCGCGAAGACCCAATTGCCTTGATCGAAGAAGCCGGGGTGCATGTCATCCATCCAGCCATGCCACCAGTCCGTGCGCGGCTCACCGACAAGCGGAGTCCAGCCCTGCGGGCCGGAGCCGAGCGACACGACGGCAACTTCGCCGGTCGTGGTTTCGGTGTTCCATCCGCTCACGAGCGCAAACTCGCCGCCGCCGGTCGCAGCGATCGCGGTCGGCACGAAGCCGAGCTTGAAGCTGCAAATGCATTCGTTGTGCGCGGTGTAGGTGCCGGTCGTGAACATTTTGGCCGGCTTCGTCGGGCTGCCCTGGGTGCAGACCAGCGATAGGCGCGTCGCGGGTGCGTCGGCGCCGGCCGCGCGGAATTGGCACACGGGCAGGTCCGCCGGGTCGTTGTACTCGAGCTCGTTGCGGCTCTCGTAATTGCTGATGTCAGGCGGCAGAGCCACGCGATGCTGCCACAGATCTTGGGGCCGCTGCATGAACGTCTCGCGGTCGACGGCGACAACCTGCAGCCATCGCACGGCGTCGGCAATGCTGGTGCTGCTGTTGGGCTTGCCGATCGCGGTGCCGTTAACCGTCATGTAGAGATTCGGGTCGACGTTGTTCTCGGGCCCGTGCGAAAAGTAGGCGTGATTGCCGCCACCGTGGTCGATGTAACCCTCGTCGGCGCGCTCGGGTAGCGTGGGGAAGCCGGCGGGAAGCGCGGGCGCGGGCTGGCCGAAGCGATAAAGCAGGCCTTCGGTCTGCATCATCTTGTAGGCGATGTTGAGGTAGGCGCCTGGCACCACTTCGCCTTCGGCGTTGACGATATCGCCGGGCAGCGCGTCGCCTGGGGGCGGCGGGGGCGGTGGGGGCGGCGGCGGGGGCGGCGCTGACGTCTCCAGCGTCATCGGGCGCCACGCGTCGTTGACGAATGCGAGCACTTGGCCATCGAGCGGCGCGGCGGCATCGAGCGGCATGCCTTGCAGGCTCGAAATGAGCACATCCGACAGGGTGCCGGACAGGTCGCCGCCGAGCGATGGGATCTCGGCGTCCGCGCCGGGTTCGCCCGGTGCTCCTGGCGTGCCTGGTTCACCTGGGGCGCCGGGTGTGCCTGGGTCGCCCTGCTCGCCTTTCAACGAGGCGATGAAGTCGGCTTCTGTGCCGGTGTTGCCGAGGGCGAGCCACGTCTGATAGGCCGAGGCGCCGTCTTGCCCTGGGGCGCCGGGCTCTCCTGGGGCGCCTGGTTCGCCCGGGGCGCCGGGGTCGCCTTGGAGCTGCTTGCCTTCGAGCACTTGCTCTACTAGGGCTGTGAATCGCGCGGCGTCGGCCGCGGCGTATTCGCTTGGATCAAGAGGCATGAAATTTCCTTCGAAGGGTGCGGGGGCTACTGCAACCAATCCAGCCGGCCCCCTGGCGGCTGGGGGCGTGTGTTTATTCCGCTGGCCGCTCGGCCTGGGATGCTGCGAGGGCGGTTTGCGCTGCTTTTGCGGCCCGAAGCACATGCTCATTGCCATCGACGAACGAGGACGGCAGACACTTCAGCAGCAGCGCGACTTGCCAGAACAACTCTTTCCACGGCTCCCCCACTGCCTGCCCTGCTGGTTGCTGGCCGGCGAGGGCATCTATGCAATCATTCCAGCCGGCCTTGTATGTGGCTTCGTCTACGTCACCTTCCCACGTTGGGTCAGGCATGAGCATTTTCGCGGGCAGTAATCGCCACTCAGATTGC